ACTGGTTTAGTACCTAAAGGAGAATTAGAGTCTGCACGAAAACTGATGACCGAAGATCAGTATATGCAAGAATTTGAATGCTCCTGGACTGCGAATATATCTGGATCGGTGTATGGAAAAATTATTCAAAAAATGGAAGAGGAAAAAAAGATTTCTCATTTTCCTTATGATCCTGGATATGAAACAACTGTCTTTTTTGATTTAGGATTAAGTGATCAGACTTGTTTGTTATTTACCCAACAAATAGGAAGAGCTTTAATTGTTTTTGACTGCTACAACAATAGTAATCAATCTTTGGATCATTATGCCGACTATATAAAAAAAACTGGCTACAACATTAAAAATTATGTGTTTCCACACGATATTGAACAACGAGAACTCTCAACTGGACACTCCAGAAAAGAGTATGCTTATTCAATGGGAATGCGACCACTACGAGTATGTCCAAAACTATCGATAGAAGATGGTATTCATGCTGGACAAATACTCCTGGCTAAAAGTTATATTGATAGAGCTAACTGTAAAAAATTTCTGGATGCGATGAAATGGTATCACAGAAAGTGGTTAGACAAACAACGAGTTTTTTCAAAACCAGTTCATGATCATTCCTCGCATTATGCGGATGCGTGGAGAGTCTGTGCTGTTGCGTATCAAGAATTGGATTTGAATGAAAATAGACGACTAGAAAAATTTGCAACTGGCACAAACTATAACCCACTAGAAGTAAGGATGTAAAATGGGATTTTTAAAACCAAAGATGCCACCTCCACCTCCACCGCCTCCACCAATGCCTACTTTGCCTCCAGCAACAACACATGATTTTACTGAAGAGCAAAGAAAAAAGGTTAATGCGGCAGTAGAGAGTAAGAAAAAAGGCTATACCGATACAATACTCACAAGTACCAAAGGCGATACGAGTGAACCAGATATTTATAAAAAAACTTTATTAGGAGCATAAATGGCACATAAACCAGGACATGGAAGAAGTGGAGCTTTAAGTAAAAGTTTTAAATCTTCTGTTAAAAAACAAAGAGCAAAAATTGCTTCTGGTCAAGCTTATGCAAGTAGATCAAAAGAATATCATGTTCAACAAGCTCAAAGAGCTGTTACTAAAAATTTAGGTTTAACTGGTGTCAGTTATGGTGCAGCTGGACAAAAATTTGCAACCGATACATTTGCATCAAAATTAAAAGGTAAAGATCAAAAGTTTTATGGTCATGAGGCAAATAAAGCTATTAATGAATATTTAGTTGGTGCTGGACTTGCTAAAAGAACTGGTGGCGGAGGATATTGGTTATCATCAGCTGGGTATGAAACAAAATATGGAGCTGGATCATATGTTCCTGGAGCAAAACAACAATCCCCTGGAGCAATGGGAAGTGGAGATCCAACTGGTGCTTTAACATCAACTCCTATATCTAAATCAATGTTACAATCACAAAATAAATTTTTAGGTTTAGCAACAATGGTATTATCTGCGGCAGTACCTGGAATCGGTGGAACTGCTATGAGAGCAATGGGAGCAAAAAATTTATATGATGCTGCAACACCGCAAAAAGCATACAATCAATATGAAAAAAAATTTGCAGCAAAACAAACTGGCAGACCATTTACACAAACTCGAAATGTTTTTGGTTTATTAGGTTTTGATCAACAGGGAAAGAAAACCAAGAAAGATACATTAGGTGGAGAATAATGAAAACAGCAAAAGAATTATCCAATCAATTTAGTAAATTAAAAGGCAAACGACAAAACTGGGAAAGCCATTGGCAAGAAATTGCCGATTATGTTTTACCTAGAAGAGCTGATGTCAATAAATCTCGTTCATCTGGCGATAAGAGAACAGAATTTATTTATGATGGTACAGCTCTACACGCATCAGAGTTACTTTCCTCCTCTTTGCATGGGATGCTGACGAATGCAGCAACACCTTGGTTTAGTATGCGGTTCAAGAATGAATCATTGGCGATGGAAGAAGAAAGCAGAGAATGGCTCGAAGCCTGTACGCAAACTATGTACATTGCTTTAGATCGTTCCAATTTCCAACAAGAAATTCATGAATTGTATACTGACCTGGTTGTTTTTGGCACATCTGCGATGATGATCGAAGAAGATGAAGAAAAGTTTTTACGATTTTCAACCAGGCACATAAAAGAATTTTTTATTGAGGAAAACGATAAAGGTTTTGTTGATACAATACACAGAGAAATAAAAATGACTGCTAGAGCTGCTTTTATGCGGTTTGGCGATAAGTTATCAAAACGAGTAAAAGATCTAGCAGAAAAAAAACCTTATGACGAAATAACATTACATCATTGTGTAAAACCAAATGATGAAATGAATCCTTATAAAATTGATAATAAATCAATGGCATTTTCTTCGATTTATTATGATCACGAAGATAGTAAAGTTATATCCATCTCTGGATTTAATGAGTTTCCTTTTGTTATACCTAGATGGTTAAAATCATCATCTGAAATTTATGGAAGATCTCCATCCATGACAGCTCTCTCTGATATTAAAATGATTAATAAAATGTCAGAAACAACAATTAAGGCTGCACAAAAAATGGTTGATCCACCTTTATTAGTTCCAGATGATAGTTTTGTTTTACCAGTTAGAACACAACCAGGTGGTTTAAACTATTATAGAAGTGGTACACGAGATAGAATAGAACCATTACAAATTGGAGCTAATACTCCAGTTGGATTAAACCTAGAGGATCAACGAAGAGAAGCAATACGACAAGCTTACTTTGTAGACCAATTACTCATGTCGCAAGATGTACGAATGACAGCGACTGAAGTTATGCAACGAAACGAAGAAAAAATGCGATTACTCGCACCAGTATTAGGTAGACTTCAAGCAGAAATGTTACAACCCCTTATTACTCGTTGTTTCAATATTATGTTGCGAAAAGGTTTATTACCAACACCGCCAACTGCATTACAAGGTACAACTGTGGATATTGAGTATGTATCGCCACTTGCAAGATCTCAACGAACTGGCGATGTACAAGCAATATTACGTTCACTAGAAATTATAACTCCACTAGCACAAATGATGCCAGTTATGGATTATTTGGACTCTGATAAACTTGTTAAACATATTACGGATGTATTAGGAGTTCCAAGAAAAGTTTTACGATCTGATCAAGAGGTTGCCGAGATTAGACAACAACAGCAAGAAGCTGCTGCACAGCAACAACAACTTGATCAAACATCACAGATGGCTGAAGCTGGAGGTAGGGCAGCTCCTTTCTTGAAAGAGGTAAATAATGCCGAAGAGCAAACAACCTGAACAAGTTTTAAATGAATTAAAACGATGTTACCAAATAGCTTTTGGAACGAAAGAGGGTGTGATTGTATTAGAGGATTTAAAAAAGAAATGTGGATTTTATAATTCTACATTTGATAAAGATCCTTACATTACAGCAAATCTTGAAGGACAAAGGCAAGTCGTATTACATATTCAGAATATGACAAAAACACAACCGAATATAGGAGAAATACAAAATGGCTGAAGAACAGACAACTGCACCAGAGGTGCAATCTGAACCGACTACAAATACAATACAAGAAGAACCAAAATCTTTTGTTAGTTCATTACCAGAAGATTTACGAACAGAACCATCCCTACAAAATATCCAGGATGTTAATCAACTAGCAAAAGGTTATGTTTCCGCCCAACGAATGGTCGGAGCTGACAAAATGGCTATCCCAACAAAAAACTCTACTCCAGATGATTGGAAAGAAGTTTATACAAAGTTAGGACTGCCAGATACTCCAGATAATTATGGAGTTAATTTTAATTTAGCCGAGGGAGCAAGTCCAGAACCAGTTAATGGTTTTTTAAAAGTTGCACATGAGAATGGTGTTTTACCACACCAGGCACAAGCAATTTTAGATTATTATACTGGTCTTGAAACAACTAATACTGAAAGTGCAACCGCAGCTGTCGAATTAGCAAAAACAAATAATGAAGCAGAGTTGCGAAAAGAATTTGGTTTAGCTTATCAAGAAAAACTTAATGCAGCCAATGAAGTGTTTAAATCTTTTTTTTCAACTGATATGGCAAATGTAAAACTTGAAGATGGTACACCGATTGGTAATCATCCAGGCTTTATTAAATCATTAGCTGAAATGTCAAAAAATTTTAGTGAAGATACAATTAAAGCTGGACAAGAAACAACTGGTAATTTAACACCAAATGAAGCGACAACAGAAATAAATAAAATTATGGGCGATAAAAATCATCCATATCATCTCAAAGAGCATCCAGGACACGATGCAGCTGTTAAAGAGATGAGTGATTTATTTGCCGCAAAAGTTTCAATGGGGTAGTGCGTAAGCATCCTATTTGACAATCTGAACAGAAGATCAACTAACAGTTGTAAAATGCAGACGAACCTACTTGTGTAGACAATTCATCGAAATTTAACCTTAATTTGAAAATGGAGGACAATTATGTCTAATCAAATTACTACAGCTTTTGTACAACAGTATAGTTCTAATGTACAAATGTTGGCTCAACAAATGGGTAGCCGTTTGCGTGAGGCTGTAGATGTGGAAAGTATTACTGGAAAGAATGCTTATTTTGATCAAGTTGGTGTAACAGCTGCTCAAATAAGAACTTCTAGACACGCAAATACTCCACAAATCGATACTCCACATTCAAGAAGAAGAGTTAGTCTAGCTGATTACGAGTGGGCGGATCTTATTGATGATGCCGACAAAGTAAGAATGTTAGCTGATCCTACTTCAAGCTACGCAAAAGCAGCTGCTGCTGCAATGGGTAGATCGATGGATGATGTTGTTATCACAGCTTTAGGTGGAACTGCATACTCTGGCGAAACTGGAGGTACTTCAGTTGCGCTACCTAGCACTCAAAAGTTTGCAACGTCAAACCAATCTGATGGTTTAACTGTTGCTAAACTACTTGATGCTAAAAAGAAACTGGATCTAAAAGATGTAGATCCAAGCATACCTAGATTTATAGTATGCGGAGCAACTCAAATAAGTGATTTGCTCAATACAACTGAAGTAAAATCTTCTGATTATAATACTGTTAAAGCTCTTGCAGCTGGACAGTTGGATTCATTTTTAGGATTCAAATTTATTATGTCAAATAGATTAAACTTTGATGCAAGTAATACTGACGACAGATTAGTTTTTGCTTTCACAAAAGATGCTATCAAACTTGCTATTGGCAAGGATATTACAGCTCGTATTTCAGAGAGAGATGATAAATCATACTCTACACAAGTGTACTACTGTATGGCTATTGGTGCAACTCGAATGGAAGAAGAAAAAGTTGTTCAGATTCCTTGTCATGAAGCATAGGAGGGTTAAGATATGGCTAGTGTTAAAGGTGTAGCAATAACAAATCTTGATGCTGTACCAGCAGTTAATTCTGATGGCGGTAATTTATCTCCAATGATGGTTTGGCATGATACTTACGAAGCATCTTCTTTAGCGAGTGGATCAGACATCACTATCGCAAGAATACCAGCTGGAGCAACTATTCACGATGTTATCGTGAAAGCGGATGCACTTGGTGGTTCTTCAACTTTAACTGTTGGAGATAGCGGCGATGCTGATAGATACCTAGCAGCTGTCGGTACTTGGAATGCGGCTGGACAATGCCAATCAATGTTGGCTGGTTCAACTGCTGCAAATACTGCGGTAGCTGGTTTAGGGTATAAAGTGTCTGAAGCTACAGATCTAAAAATTACTACTGGTGGTGCAACCATTAGTGGAACGATTTATTTCTGGGTTTATTACACTCAATAATCTTATTGAAAGAGGGGATTTATTCCCCTCTTTTTTCATTTTTTAAAAAGGACAATAATGGCATCACAAGTTGAAATATGTAACTCCGCATTAAATATGTTGGGAGCAAATAATATTACATCCTTGACCGAGGATAGTAAAAACGCAAGGTTGCTAAACCAGAGGTATGAGCCAGTTAGAGATGCAGTCTTTCGTTCACACTCCTGGAACTGTTTAATTAAACGAGTAGAATTAGCACAAGATACAGATACTCCCTCACACGAATATTCAAAACAATATACTTTACCATCAGACTGTTTAAGAGTTTTAAAAGTAGGAGGACATCACGACAGTTCCTCTTCTGATTTAGATGATGGACAAAAATTTAAAATAGAGGGAAGAAAATTATTAACTGATGAAGCAACAATTTATTTAATTTATGTTGCTTTAATAACTGATGTAAATGAATACGATACATTACTTCGAGAAACACTTGCGGCTCGATTAGCAGCGGAACTAGCTTATGCGATTACATCGTCTACAGCTTTAGCAAACTCATTAAAAGAAACATATTTAGAAAAATTACGAGAAGCTCGATTTACCGATGCAACCGAGGGAACTGCGGATAATATAGATTCAAGTACATTTATTAATGCGAGGTATTAATGGCAAGAAGTACAGTTGCATTTACCAACTTTACAGCTGGAGAATTATCTCCTAGACTTGATGGTCGTACTGACCTTGGTAAATATTTTAATGGATCAAAAACTTTAGAGAATATGGTTGTGCATCCACATGGAGGTGCATCCAGGCGACCTGGCACAAAATTTATTCATGAAGTAAAAACCAGTTCTGCACAAACACGATTAATACCTTTTGAATTTTCGACTACACAAACTTACATTATGGAGTTTGGTCATCAATATATTCGTTTTTTTAAAGACAATGGAATTATTACCGAAAGTAATAAAACCATTAGCGGTGCAACACAAGCTAATCCAATAGTAATAACATCAAATAGTCATGGGTATAACAACGGAGATCATGTTATTATTTCTGGTGTAGTAGGAATGACAGAATTAAATGGTAAAACATTTAAGGTTGCCGATAAAACAACAAATACTTTTGAATTACAAAATGTTGATGGTACAGATATTAATTCATCAGCATACACAGCTTATGGTTCTGGTGGAGTTGCAAATAAAATTTATGAAATTGCATCGCCATATTCCACAGCAGATTTACCAACAATAAAATTTGCACAAAGTGCAGATCTTATGTACCTGGTTCATCCAAGTTATGCGATTAGAAAATTAACACGATCTGGACATACTAACTGGACTTTATCGACTCCATCATTATCTGGATCTCCTAGTCCAACGATTAATAATGCAACAGATAAATATCCAAGTTCAGTTTCTTTTTTTGAACAACGACTCGTTTTTGCTGGATCAAATGATAATCCACAAACAATGTGGTTTTCTAAAAGTGCGGATTTAGAAAATTTTACAACTGGAACAAATGATACTGATGCAATGGTTTATACGATTGCATCAAATAAAGTTCCTTCTCT